ACTTCCGATTTTTTTTGCACCTGCTCCATAAATGAGTGCGTATATAAATGTCTTCGCCTCATCTCTAGACTCCAAGCCAGTCCTAATCTGATTTGTTGTGTGTATATCTCCATTAATGATTTCATGTGTATATTCCTTATCGTTCATGTAGTGTGCTAACATCCTCAACTCAAGTCCTGAAGCATCAACACCTACTAATTTATAACCTTTGTTTGCAATCCATAACTGCCTACATTCTTTTCCGTAAGGAGAGTACACAGCAGGAATCTGTGCCATGTTGGGCGACTGGTGTGACATTCTTCCAGTAATAGTACCATTGGTAATTACTTTGCCATGCACTCTTCCATCTTCTCTGATAGCTTCAATCCAAGAACTGACTTGAGCAATTCTTTTCTGAAGCATGAGAAATTTATTAATAAGTTCAGCTTCAGGAATAGTTTTAATCTCTGATAAAACTTTTTCATCAACTATTATATGTCCTTTATCTGTTTTCTTTTTAGGTTTCCATCCCAGTAATACTAATCGTTCAGCTATTTGTTGACGTGAACCTAAATTAAATTCTTTATATTTAACCTTTGTAAAAGGAACTCCCTTTACATATCCTCTCGTTTTATTATTAGACTTAGGAATAAATTCTGTTTCTACTTTTAATGGAGGAAAAGTTTTTCTTACAATTAATTGTAGGTTATTCATATCTTCCTGAAACTTTGCCTGTAACATATGAGCACCTACAACATCTATTAAAAATCCTTTTTGATGTTGTCGTTGTATAATCTTTGCAACCTCATGCTCCAATGGAATAGACTCTCCAAAGTCTGTCATTTTTTTACAAAGAAAGTTATATAATTTTTCTGTTAAATTAACATCATTCCTACAATACTTTAACATCTCTTCACTAAATTTATCAAAGATATCAAACTCTGTTTTTTTATGATAGAGTTTTTCACCCCAATTTTTTAATGAATGACCACCTTCTATCATAGGATTAAGTAGTCTAGATAAAACTAATGTATCAGTTACTTTACAATTTTTAAATAAATCATAACCAAAATATTTATTTAAAACTGGAATATCAAATCCAATTATATTATGTCCTATAATTTCTTTAGTTTTTTTTATAAACTCTTCAAACCTATTTAGTCTATCTTCTTTAAATTGATAATAAGTATTATTATGTTTACAAATGATGCACCAAATTTTATCGGCAGTAATAGTTGTTTCAATATCAAATATTACTTTATCAAAAATCACTTGATGTTACCTCTGCTAATCTACCAGTATCCATATCATATTTTAAATCACAACATGGTCCAGTAATACCTGAGAATCTATTCTTTAATACTCTAACCCTTGTAGTATGTCGGATTTCAGGGTCATCATTCTGTGCATCTCTCTCAAGTCCAATAACCATATCACTTAACTGACCTATAGAAGCACTCCCTCTTAGCTGTGAGAGAGACGTAGAGGCACCTTCCTCATGTCCCTTGCCATCAGGTCTCCTTAAATGTGATACTACTATCATACCAACCCCAGTCTCTTGTACAAGAGTTCTAAGTCTAGTCATGATTTCATCCAATGCTCTTCTCTCATCTCCATGAGACTGGTCTGATACTATTATACTAACATGGTCTATAATAATATATTTACAATCTAAACCTTTTGCTAAATACCTAACTCTAGAAATTATATTATCAATAGAGTTTGAACCAAAATGGTCAAACATAAATATCCTACCAGTACCCACAGTAGCATCAAAATATTTTCTTAATTCTTCTTTACCAATATGAACATCAGGTAAATGTAATCTTTGATTTGCTTCAATACTCATTATCCCTTTAGAAGTTATTACTGGAGTTTCTTCCAACATTAATAAACCAAGTTTCTCTTCTGTTTGTTTTAATAAATGATGGATTAATTCTCTAACTACTTGAGTCTTACCTAACCCACTACCTGCAGTAAAGGTAACTAATTCAGAAGTTCGTAAACCATAAGTCATTTTATTTAATCCTTCAAAAGGATACTGAACAAATGATTGTACAGCAGGTTTACTTATCTCATCAAATAAAGTATTGGCATTAATAATACCATCAGGAGCAAATCGTTTTGCATCCCAAAATGCTTTAGTATAAATCTGTATCTTATTTTTAATTAAACAATCCGAAGCATCTTTAAATTCTTCAGGGAGAGACATAATTTTACATTTCCCAGGAGAAAATAATTCAGCTACTCTAAACGCACCCTCTTTACCTTGCTCATCATTATCAAAATTAATTATAATATTTTCAAATTGTTCTAAGTATTCAAGACTACTCTTAATATCTTTAACTGCAGAAGCTACACCATGTTTAATACTTACAACTGGAGTAGTGTACTTACCTTTATCAAACATTTGATATGCTGATAAACAATCTAACTCACCTTCAGTTATTATTATAAATTTATTTTTAGAGAATAAATGTTCACCAAATAATCCTGCTTGACTTGTATTACCATCTAAACTAAATTCTTTTAATTTTGTATATCTTGTCTTGGTTGCAATTTTTGCACCTTGTCTATCGTGATAAGGATAATAATGGTTTATTATACTACCCATACTATCTAACTTAACAGTAACCCCATATTTTCTACAAGTATTTTCTGAAAGATTTCTGTCTACTATTTCTACAAAATCTGATTGAGTTGTAGAAGTATTCATTTTATATTTTTGTTTACCATTTGTTATCGGTTGTGTTTCCATATCATATTCTTTTATAAATTGCATACACGAAAAACAATAAGCCGAACTATCTGCATTAACAGATACTGCATCACTACTCTTACATAATGGACAAGGTAAGTGATACTTTACAAAGCCAGTTTTAGTTTGTTCCATGGTCGCCCTCATAATTAGTTTTCAAAAAAAAAGGAGAGCTGACTTACCACAAGCCAACTCTCCTCTAGGAGGTAGAAAATAGGAGTCATCTACTATGACTATTAATGTTGTATCAAAAATCTTCTTTGATGTCAACACCATTAGAAGATTTTTCTATATTAAAATCTTCCCTAGGAGTATATTCCACTAAGTCGAGTACCTGTACAGCTTGTAAATCTAAACCTTTGCCCTTCTTACCTTTAAAATTCCAGTCATAAGATTTATACATTACTTTTACTTTACTGCCATTACCGACTATTTTATCAATAGGTTTCTTTTCAGCATCCACTAATTGTGGTTGTTGGTTCTTATCTCCATTTGCTTTAGAAACTTTTCTTTTAAATCTAAGAATATTACTTACTACTTTGTCATCAGATTTTGTTTCTCCGACTGCAAAGCCATTAGTTTTAAAAGTACTTGCAGTTGCATCATCAACTGCTAAATCAATTCTCCACATAGGTTCAAACTTTTCGTTTGGTCTTATCAGAGAAGCCCAGTATGCTGTGCCTTCAATTATTGCCATATGTTTTTTCCTTTTCTATTTATATTTTTATATTGCATATCATCTTCTATCAGTTTTAATCCTCGTTGTCAACACTTAGCTCATCTTTTTTTTCTAATACCTCATCTATTTTTTCATTAATTATCCTCTTAAAAGTGGCTTTTTTACTAGCTTTTTCTTCTAGTGTATGAATTTTTTTACCCATAGAGTGTATATCATCATTAGCATTCTCTAACTGAATTAATAATTGTTTAATCTTACTATCTTTTTCAGATGCTAATTTAATAGCATCATTCTTTTCTTCAGTCAAATCTCCAATCTGATGTTTCAATGCAGTAATTAATTCCTTGTCACTCATATATTATTTTCTTCTTTTTTTCTTTTCCTTTATTACTTTAATTGGATGTTGTAGTAAATATATTAATAAGTATAGTAAAACAAATACCAGTATAACCATAGATACAGCTAAGAAAAATGATAGATAACAAATCTTAAACACATCTGATACTTCCATCAGTCTTTCCTTTTTAGTACTGGCTAATATAATACTTACATCAGGTTCGTATATTGCCCATTGTTCTACTGAAGCTATGGTCAGAACTTCAGGTATCGGTTCATCAAAGTCATGCATGATAGTATTCGTCACTAAATCTTTTAATTTTTTAGCTTTAACTACATACTCATATGCATGAGTTTTAATACCTTTATCAGTTACTAAATAAGTTGTTAAGTCTACACCACTATATGCTTTTGCATAAACATTATTACTTAATGCTATACTTGAACCACTAGATAACAATGCAAACTCACTACATCCAGTTAATAATAATAAACCAACTATTAATCCTAAACATTTTTTAATCATAATAATCTATTCCTATGTAATGTATTAACGTGAACATATTTATTAAATTCTTCACGCCCTTCTTCATCATCTAATTTCTGATGACAATCAGAACATATCTTTTTATTTCTATCGTGGACATACCTTAACATAGTGCCACCATGTGCTGTACCTTTACAAGTAGCACACACATCCTTAAAATTTG